GACCACGGCCCTGCCGAGGCCGTCCTGATCGCGCATTACGGATTGCAATACCTAGCCGGAGCCTTTGCGCCGGCGCCAAAGGCCACCCTCCGCGGCGGCCGGCAACTCAATTTGCTAGAACGGTAACCTTGCATTGGGGAGAATTATCCCCTAGAACCTCCGAAGCGAGCAAGGAGGATCACTAGTGGGAAAATATGACGTTTTCTTGGAAAAGAAAACCCAACTCGGGACTATGGATGGGTTCAGTCCGGTTTTTATGCCGGACGTATTGTTCGATTTTCAAAAAGACCTTGTTACTTGGGCGACATTGAAAGGACGCGGTGCTTTATTCGCGGATACCGGACTAGGGAAATCCATAATGCAATTGGTGTGGGCGGAAAATATTGTCCGCCGTGAGAATAAGCCTGTGCTTATTTTGACGCCGCTCGCCGTTGGAAGTCAGACCGTCCGCGAGGGAGAAAAGTTCGGGATTGATTGCGCAATATCTAAGATTGGAGTTGCGCGGCCCGGTATCAATATTGCCAATTACGAAAAATTGCACTTGTTCAACCCGAACGATTTTGCGGGCGCAGTGTGCGACGAATCGGCAATTCTCAAAAACTTTGACGGAGTTCGCCGCCAACAGATTACCGATTTCATGCGCAAAATGAAATATCGATTACTTTGCACGGCTACCCCATCGCCGAACGAATACATAGAGCTCGGCACTAGTAGTGAAGCGCTTGGATACCTCGGATATATGGACATGTTGTCGCGATTTTTCAAAAACAATCAAGGCAATTCAATTTCTCCGACTACGTTCCGGCACAAAGGGAAGCATCATCAGCAGCTCGACGATAACGCAAAATGGCGTTTTAAGGGGCACGCTGAAGATCCGTTTTGGAAATGGGTTTGTTCATGGGCTCGCGCTATTCGCAAACCGAGTGATCTCGGCTTTGATGATGGTGACTATAACTTGCCGCCGCTTATTGAACGTCAACACATGGTTGATTCGCAATCCAACCCGGAGGGCATGTTGTTCTCTTTGCCGGCCTTTGGCCTATCCGAGCAGCGAGAGGAACGGCGCCGAACATTGCGGGAAAGATGTGAGAAGGCCGCTAGTTTAGTCAACGGGACCGGGCAACCTTTTATCGTATGGTGCTCTTTAAACGATGAAGGCGATCTACTTGAAAAGCTTATTCCTCACGCCGTTCAGATCAGCGGCAAAGACGATGACGATGCAAAAGAAGAAAAGTTTTTATCTTTTATCCGCGGCGAACGGCGTGGAATAATCACAAAAGAGAAAATTGGTGCTTGGGGATTAAATTTCCAGCATTGCGCGCATTCGGTATCGTTTCCGACGCATTCATACGAGGCTTACTATCAGAGTATTCGGCGGTGTCATCGCTTTGGACAAAAGCGTCAAGTGATTTCCGATATCGTCACTACCGAAGGCGAGAAAGATGTCCTGCAAAACCTACAGCGAAAGGCAATCGCTGCCGACAAAATGTTTTCGGACCTCATTCGGCACATGAATGGAGCGGTCAACATTGACCGTTCAATGAAATTCTCAAAAAAGGAAGGCATCCCGACATGGCTTTGATTATCGATCAGAAATTGACCGACCGTTATGCGGTATACAATGCCGATTGCATTGAGGTATTGTCGGCATTTCCAGCGAAAAAAATCCACTTATCGCTTTACTCGCCGCCATTTGGCGGATTGTTCTGCTATTCGAGTTCGGAGCGTGATTTATCGAATTGCACAGACTATAACCAATTCTTCGAACACTACTCTTTCGTAGTAAAAGAATTGGCGCGCGTTACGCTGCCGGGTCGTATGACTGCGGTTCATTGCATGGATGTTCCGAGCGGCAACAGCGGAACTGACTACCTTATCGACTTTCCCGGCGATATCATTCGACTGCATCACAAGGAAGGATGGAAATTCATTGCGAGGTACGCAATTTGGAAAGAACCGTTAGCGGTTCGCAACCGTACTATGGCGAAAAACTTGGCGCACCGTTCGCTTGTCGAAGATAGTTCGCGGTGCAGTGTGGCATCGGCTGACTACCTTCTAGTTTTTCGCCGCGATGGCGAGAACAAAATACCGATTACGCATCCGACAGGATTGATGGAATATGCTGGCGAGCGGCCTATCCCGGTTGAACTGTTGAAATACCGCGGGTGGACCGGAAATCAGATCGAGAACCGGTATTCTCATTGGATTTGGCGACAATACGCATCTGCATTTTGGGACGACATTCGCATTGGCCGCGTGTTGCCGTTCCGCCAAGCCAAGGATGAAGAAGACGAAAAGCACGTCCATGCTCTTCAGCTTGATGTAATTGACCGGGTTATCACGCTTTGGAGCAACCCTCGAGAAACCGTTTTAACCCCATTTATGGGCGTCGGAAGCGAGGTCTACGGTGCTCTTCAAAACGGACGTAGAGGTATCGGGATCGAGCTAAAACCATCTTACTACCGGCAGGCATTGAAAAATATTCAAATCGCATACGATGGCAGGAAAGAGGAGGAACAACCAACTTTAGAATTAGGCAACCCCGAATCTGAGTTTCTTGACTTGGCAAATGAGGCCGCCGAGTGACTTCGGTTATTGTGCGTCATTCATTCGCCAATCCGTATTGGTGGGGTTGGCACCGCTTTTTGATTTGGGAAGGTATCCGCCGCGGGCGGATGCCATGACCGATCGGAAAGCCAAGCAGATGCTCCGGGCTGAGCTCTACGGCGATCAGCACGGTTGCTGCTATTACTGCGAGGAACCGATGACGCTGCTTTCTCGGTATCCGATGGGTACTTCCCTAGCCTCCAACGTTTGCACGCTTGGGCGGGCTCCGGAAGGTCACCACGTGGCCGTCTGCAACGGGTGCAACGTCGGCAAGAATGAGCGAGATAAGATGAGGCGGCGGGCTGGATAGCACTTGCCAGCGTCCGGGAATATGGCTTACAAAAGCAAACGGCCCGCCAAAACAAATCGGCGGGCCGAAGTAACCTAATATCCGATGATGCTTGGCGGCTGTCGGACAGGAAAAGACTTAGGGTCTTTATGCCCTTTTGTCAAATATCCTGACAAATAATCCCGCCAAGCGTCATCGGTTCCATACCTGCCATCTTGGCCGGGGCGCATTCGTGCGTCGGGGCTCGCCATGTCGGGGGCAGGGACGCTGTGTGAGGGTTCTTGCGCTTGTTCGCTTGCCCTGGCCGGGTGCGTCGCATGGGATATGCCGGTACAGCTAGCGGCGCAGTGGCCGCAAGTTGCATCTTCTAACTTCCGGAGGCGTAATTTTATTGCGCCGAAGGGGGTAAGGGGGTGTGACTGAGGGTAGGAAGAAAGAAGGTCTATCGGTTAAGGAAGAATAGTAAGAAAGTATAAGAATATTAGACTGTTAGCTGTTGAAAGAGGGGAACCATGATCTCGGAACTTCGACCCTACCAAGTTGAAGCGTTGGCCAACATCCGCAACAGCATTCGGGGAGGGGTCAAGCGGCTGGTTGTGCAGGCTGCGACCGGGGCCGGAAAGTGCCTTGGCATCGGCACGCCAGTTTTAAAATTTGATGGCCAGATTGTTCCAGTCGAAAGCATTGTTGCTGGCGACCGACTGATGGGGCCAGACAGCAAGCCTCGGAATGTGGTCGGCGTTTGCCGCGACCGTGGCCCGCTGTTTCGGATTGTTCCGACCAAGGGCGACCAATGGGTTTGCAATGACGTTCATGTTTTGACGTTGGTTGAAAGTCAAAGCGGTCAGATTGTGGACGTTCCCTTGGACGAATATCTTCGCACAAACAAAACATTCAAACATGTTCATAAATTATTTTCACCGGAATGTGGGATAGATTTTTCGCCGTCTAACGATCCGGACGTGCCGGGTTATTTTCTTGGTTTATGGATTGGAGATGGCACGAAGTCGCTTCGGGGTGTTTCAATATCCAAACCTGACATCGAGGTCCGAGATGAATGTGAGAGGGTTGCGGTCGCCAATAGAGGAACAATTTCTACTAGTTCTTCTGGCAGTTGCCCAACCTATCATGTCGTCACGCCGCGTGGAAAACCTAATCGGTTATTGGAAAAAATGCGGGCGCTTATGGGGCGCGGCGACATACCGTTATCGGTGTTAACCGCATCTCGCCAATATCGCGCCTCGGTTTTGGCTGGGGTAATTGATACCGATGGGTACGTTGCAAAAGGATGTTGTGAAGTTGCTCAGAAGTCCGAGATGCTGGCTAGCGGAATAACGTTTCTTGCTAGGTCATTGGGAATGAAAGTTACATGCGCTGACAAAATAGTTAATGGAGCAGTTTACAAGCGCATGATGATTAGTGGAGATTTTTCAAATATCCCGACTAGAATAGCTCGCAAAACTGCCGGTACTCGCAAACAAAAAAAATGTGCCACTAGAACTGGATTTGCTGTTGAGCCAATTGGTGTCGGAGAATATGCCGGGTTTGAACTAGATGGAGACGGTCGATTTTTGCTTGGAGATTTCACCGTTACGCATAACACGAAAATCTCAGCGGCTATAGTCGAGGGGTGCCGCAGCAAAAACAATCGGGTGGCCTTTGTATGCCCAGCAATCAGCCTTATCGATCAGACGGTCGAAAGTTTCTACGCGGAGGGTATTCGCGACATCGGGGTTATCCAAGCGAATCACGAAATGACCGATTGGAGCCGTCCGGTCCAAGTTTGCTCAATCCAGACCATTCAAGCGAGGGGCGCATTTCCACAAGCGCAAACTGTGCTATTTGATGAATGCCACAAGATCCACAAATCTATGATTGCATGGTTGCAGCATCCGGACTGGCGCAACGTCCCGATGATTGGTCTTTCAGCTACGCCATGGACGAAAGGGCTCGGCAAATATTTTGACAGCCTGCTAGTCGCTGCGACGACTTCGGAATTAATCGAGCAGGGATATTTGTCACCGTTCAAGGTATTTGCTTCAGGTCATCCAGATTTGTCCAACGTGAAGGTTGTTGCCGGCGATTATCATGAGGGGCAGTTGAGCATGGCGATGCAAAGCGGGGAGCTTACTGCCGACATCATCAAAACATGGCGCGAGAAATGGGGGAAAGGAAAAACCTTGTGCTTTGGGGTAGACAAGGCGCATGCCAAATCAATCCAAGAGCGGTTCGAATATGCTGGTATCCGTTGCGGATATCAGGATTCTGAAACGACTGCCGACGAACGCCGCGAGATCAAGCGCAAATTTCACAACGGAGAGTACGCGGTAGTTTCGAATATCCAAACGCTAACAACGGGTGTGGACTGGGATGTTAGGTGTTTGATCCTTGCGCGCCCAACGCGCTCGGAAATGCTTTACACGCAAATCATTGGACGTGCATTGCGGACGGCGCCTGGAAAGGACTGCGCCTTGATTTTAGATCATTCAGACAGTTCGACAAAACTCGGTCTAGTTACTGACATTCATCATGATCATCTTAATGGCGGAAAGGTTCAGCAAAAGGAAAAGACAAAAGAAAAATTGCCGAAGGAATGTCCGCAGTGCCACATGATTAAGAAGGCCAAGAAATGCCCTAACTGCGGCTACGAGGTGGTGATTACGTCCGACATCATGGAGCAGGATGGCGAACTCGTTGAATTTTCAGGCGGGAAAAAGGGAAAAGGGAAAGCGCGCGAGATGACATCGGACGAGAAGCGCACCTTTCTTGCCGAACTGAAATGCTATTGTTTGCAGCATGGCTACAAGTCTGGCTGGGCCGCGAATAAATACAAAGATCGATTGAAAGTATGGCCGCATTATTCGATAGCAGATGTGCCGCCCGCAAATATGGTTTCTCCCACTACGGCGCTTTGGATCAGAGCGAGAGCTATTGCATTTGCAAAAACAAAAAAAATTGGAGTTAAAGCGGGGACTCCTAGAGCATGAACGAGGACAGCCACAAAGATTTCATGCTGAGCGCACTTCGCGCCGCTAGCCTCCGCGCCAAAATGATTGAAATGGATTTGAATACTGTAGGCGTGGCTCTCAAATCCGACATGGTTACTCCAATGGAAGCGGTCGAATGGCTGCGCCAAATCGGGGCTTTAGATTTCGTGGGAAAAATTCCAGCGGCGATTGAGGCATCGATATGAAATACCTGTTTGGCATCAAAGAGCGCAGGCCGGTGTTCTTTTTTCATTTTGTAAGGTGGTCATGCATCAGTTTCGGCTTTTACATTGATTTGGCATCTCCAAATATCGAGATCCACGTTCCGTTTGGTTTCGTGCGAATTGGTTGGCAAGGAACATATAAATGGAAAAAACCTGTTTCTTTTGGAGTTACCTATCCTGCTGAAGGCGCAACGCTTGTGCCTCCGATAGGATGGAAACCGTTGGGAAAGGAGCAATAAGCATGAAAAAAACATTGGATAAGATGGACAAGAAGACAAAACCGGGAAAACCAACCAAGCCGGTCAAACACCCCGAACGGGAGCACAAGCCGCGCCCGCTGGACGACGACGCGATGCCGCCGAACAACCCGTTTGAAGGACTCGCTAAGGCAGTATTAACGAGGAAGGGAATCAAATGAAGATTTGGGCAAAAACAAAGGAATGGGCAGAGGGCAAATTCCTAGTAGTGCGCCGCGACGGATCTGTTCCGCACTGGCCGCATTTTGTGTTGGGCGCTCGCGATCCTGCCGCGCCCGGAGCTTTGCGAGCTTATGCCTATCACGCCAAGCGCCTCGGCTTCGAGGATGAATACTGCGACAGCATTATGGTGCTGGCGGATGACTTCGAAGCCTACCGAGTCCGCGAAGGAAATGGCGATCCGGAATCGCCTCCGCACCGAACCGACAATCCAGACGTAATCCAGGCGATGCGCGGAGATCCGGCGACTATTTCGGTAGTGCGAGATGGGCAGAACGTGCCGAAGCGCCGCTAACGGCAAGCAAAGGTTAAACGAGGTTCCCAACGACGGAGATCCAAACATGACAATCGAAGTTGTGTTCCTAGACTCAGGCCGTGAGCCGCAGTGCAAGCCGGACCCTAAATATCCGAACGGGCGAGATATTGAAATTGCAGGTGCCGTTCGGTGCTGTAGCAACCTGCCGTATCCCGCGCCTCGTTGCGGCGTATACGAGATCACATGCAATGATTGCGGGTTGAAGGTCGCGCTCACGGTTGCCGGGCGAATTGACGATCCTCGCACAATCACAATCCCATGCAAGGTAAAGCTAGCGTCATGAAAAACGGAGCTTTACCGTTAGCTAAAGATCCCTTTGCGGCCGGCGCTGCAAAGATGAAATCTGGATTGGCACCGCTCAAAAAGTTCAAGCCGTTTCCTAACAATCCCCGAATGCATCCGAAAGCCGAGATCGACATGCTTGCGGCGGTCATCAAGCTCCGCGGTGCAGATCAGCCTATCGTTGTTGACGAAAAATTCGTGATCCTAAAAGGGCACGGCCGGCTTGCTGCGGCTACGGTCGCAGGCTTAACCGACTTCCCATACGTGCAGCGGTTTGGGCTATCCGAAACCGAAAAGATCGCAATCCGCATAGAAGATAACGCGCTGCCGCTTTTGTCTGGGTGGAACAAGGAATTGCTTTCGTCGCAATTGGGCGAGCTCCAATCCGGCGGATACGAAATGCAAACGCTTGGCTTTCCTGCAACGCAACTAACTGCATTCATGACGACGCCAGAAGCGCCGGCAGCGTTCGAAGCATTCGGCGAGGATATCCCGACAGAGCATACTTGCCCAAAATGCGGGTTTCGGTATTCGGGGAAATGAAACCGCCTTACCGTGTTCCGTCGATGCAGCAAATCGCGCGGATCAAGCCGAATGGCTTCAAAGCGATTAGCCTATTTGCCGGCGCTGGCGGTAGCAGCCTCGGCTATAGGCTTTCAGGTTTCAGGATGCTTTGGGCGTCCGAATTTATTGACGCAGCCCGCGACGTCTACAACGCGAACAAAACGCCCTATACGATCGTTGATGGGCGAGATATCCGCGACGTAGATCCCTCCGAAGTGGTCGAAAAAATCGACATGAAGCCCGGTGAGGTCGATTTGCTAGATGGCTCCCCGCCATGTTCTTCATTCTCCGCCATTGGAAAAAAATATAAAGGATGGGGCAAAAGCAAAAAGTACAGCGATAGAGCACAGCGAACTGACGATCTCTTTTTCGAATACGTTCGGTTTGTCCGCGCAATTCAGCCAAAAGTATTTGTTGCGGAAAACGTTGCCGGGTTGGTCAAAGGCGCGGCCAAAGGCTATTTCCTCGATATCCTCCGCGAGCTCAAGGCTTGCGGCTACAGGGTAGAAGCTCGTTTATTGGACGCGCAATGGCTTGGAGTGCCGCAGCAGCGGGAGCGGCTGATATTCGTCGGCGTGCGAGAGGATCTAGGGCGCAACCCGGCTTTCCCGACGCCTCTAAGCTATCGCTACAGCATGAGGGAAGCGTTCGAAGGGTTGCAGGCACCGGTTGAACCTGAAACCGACATATCACGGTATGCGATCGGAGATGCCTACGATTGGCTCACGCCTGGGAAATGGTCGGATCGGTTCATGAGCTTAGGCTACCGTAGCCTAGACGAACCATCGTTTGCGATTACAGCCCGGGCAGCATCGCCAAGCACCGCGGGGATTGTGCATCCGACTGAGAAGCGCAAATTCTCGGTCGGGGAACTCAGACGTCTATCATCGTTTCCGGACGATTTCGTTCTGTCTGGAAGCTATGAGCAGCAATGTGAAAGGATTGGCCGGGCCGTCCCGCCGTTAATGGCCGCAGCGATTGCTACGGCCATTAGGGATCAGGTTCTTATTCCGGCGATAACGGCGACGTAATGCCGTGTGATCTTGTCGTAGGCAGCGGCTCGGGCTCGGATCGACATTTTTGGCTTTCCGTCAGGGCCAAGAACACCTGCGGCAATGTCGTCGTCGGTTTGTTTGGCGGTTCCTTCGCCGCATTCCGCATCTAGCTTGCGGCGGTAAACCGCCTCGCTGATATCTCGGATTGCCTCCGGGTTCATGATCGCTTGTTTCCCCTTTTTCTCTGTCACGGTATCCTCGCTTTGAATAGGGCTACGTCGCGCTCCGTAAGCCGCTGGTGAGAGTGTGTCATTCCCCGGGGCCGAACCTTGGTAATCGTCAATTCGGCCCCGGCTCGGTCGCAAGCCCTCCGCAAGGTAACCCGGCAGGACTTCCAACCGAGCGCGGCTAGGAGTTCCGGTTCGGTTACTCCCTCCGGCCGGAGGGCAAGGTCAAGCATCAAGGCTAGTTTGCTGCCCGTGCGGAGGCCGTCAGTGCGTTTTCCGGCTGCGGGCTTGGTTGCGGCCTTGTCCGTTCCGGACGCTACAGGCGGCCTTTTAGCGGGCTTGGAGCGGGTCATGTCTTTTCCCCAATGCTAGCGAGAAACTTTCTCGCGTCGTCCCGCCACTTGTCGATAACTACCATGCCGTTGTCGGCTATCGGTTCGGCCGGGTCGTTCTGAATCACCTTTTCGACTTTGCCGGTGATCTTGTGCGTTGCAGTCTCGGCAAGCTTTTCGAGCCGCTTGTCGAGTGTCTTTTCGTTGAACGCGGCGCCGAGCACGTCGCGAACCTGGGACCAAAGGGCTTCCATCGTTTTGCGCTTTCTGTAACCCGGGATCAGCCCGGGGGAGCTTGACGGCTCCGTTATCGGGGATTATTTTCCCCTGAGGCCAATAAATACTGGTGAATTGCGGTTTACCAGCACTTTTTTCAAAAATCTAAAAAGAGGGAAAATGGTAAAGAAATCAGATCTCGGGATTGCAGCGTCCGCTATCTGCGGCGGAGCTATCCGGCTTTGTCGAGTTTTTTCGATTCGGTGATTTTGTCGGAGCCGTCTGGGAAAAACCCGCCTC